CCCCAACCTGGCCACTTCTCTACACCTTGTGGTCTTAAATGAGGTACTGACTCGCTAAATGTTCTAATACCAAATAAGTTATTACCTTTTACTGCAAATCTACTTTGACCCCAACCAGACTCTAATGCAGCCTGACCTATAATCATCTCCCAAGGCACTCTCCTATCTTTAGGTGTTGTGAAATTTATGTAGTCAATACATTTGTGCATTGCTCTAACGAATTGTATATCGTCATTGTAGGTAAATTCAGGTTCTCTTAAATCTAAATCTTTAATCTTTTCTAGGTAAAAGTGTTCTAGTTCAGCATTCACTTTTGCCTTTGACCATTTGTTAGGATTAAATGTTCCCCAACTAAATGCCATAGCACACACGATACCTGATACAAAAAATATCTTCGTGTATAACCACGCCTTGTTTAATATATTGTCCCAATTAATTTTTTTTGGCATAATAGTCATATCCTGTCCATTCAATTCCGTCGTGGTCTTTAAATGTTTCTAGTTTTGATTGATAAAATGTTAAGTTTGATTCTAACTTTCTTACTTTGCTGAAGATTACAGCCGCCTGTTTATTTGTAAAGTTGTCGTAAACATCTTTTGCCCATTGTCCTGTGTAATATAGTTTACTTGTACCTGATAAATTAGATGGTTTTATTAGTTCACCTAATTTTATTAATGCCTCACCTACTCTTGCCTTGATATAGGGGTCTAACTCTTTCACTTTTCTCGCCATAATATAACTTTCTTGTTTATTATAAATCTAAACCAAGTTTATTTAACTTTGGTCTAAATGAATAAAATATTTTGTTGTGGTTACCTGTATCACCTTTGATATTCATTTGCCATAAATGGATCATTTCGTGTGCCAAAGTTTCTACAAATTCTTTTTTGTTTCTGTATGAAGGTAGCATTTCTAACCAAAATTGCTGTGTACCTTTTCTTTCCCATACCCAAGTTGTTACCTGACCGTAACAAAACTTTTTAGTTTCATCTTTATAAATTTTTTTAATTTGAATATCATTGAAAGGTTGTAATATATTTTTAAACAATGCTTTGTTAATCACATTGAAATACTTTTTAATATCTTTATAGGTAGTTTTATATTTACGATTGCTCGCTAGTTCTCTTTTCAAAACTTTTTTCACTCTCTTGTTTTTGTCTAGTTTTTTCTTTTTCATCTTTGATAACTTGAATAACTCCCATTGTTATACACGATAAAATTATTACTTGTAATTCCATCGGCATTTCTAAAAATATTTCTATCATTGACAATCCTTGTCCTTGATTTTACTATCTTTTAGTAATAAACATTTGTGTTGTTTATCTAATTCTAATCTCAAATCTGTCATAACTCTATCCATAATTAAAGGCAAACTCGCCTCTATGATAGGTATGATCTCTAAAGCAAACTTATGTGCTAAGTTTTGTAGTTCACCCTCTAATACTTTCATTTGGTCTATATCAGTACCTTTTACGGTTTCTACGATAATATGACCTGTCGTGTTTATAACTCTCTCATCTGCTTTTAAAGCATTAAATATACTCCACGACCAGATATATACAAATGCTAAAAATAGATATAATAATTGTTTTCTCATATTATTTATAATAACAGACTTTAAGTAAAAGTCAAGCGATAAAAAGTGTTGATTTTAAAGGGTTTTTAGGGGTGTGCTATGAGAACAAAGCGTGAACACCCCTATAAAATGTGTCGTTATTGTGTGATTCTTACGAAATCATCTGTCCAGTTAAATGTTTCTTTAACTAGATTTGCTGTTAAACCTTTGTATGTATTATTAAGGTTCTTATTTTTAATTGCCATAAGGACTTCAGCGTCTTGTTCGTGTAATCCTTCTAACATTTGTATAAACATAGTTTCTTTTTTCAACTTGTTTATAGCATTGTTTCCACCAACTACAAAATGATATAGTTTCTTTGCCTCGGATGCTAAACTTGTATGTTCAGTACCAGCAGGTGCCTCATTCTTAATATAAGGTGGATTGCCTTCAGGCAAATCAAATTTGATTTTAGGATCAAAAGCAGCTTTTAATAGTTGCCTCATTGCCTGATTGTCAAATTGCTTTAATATAGCAATCTTACCTGTCTTGTCTTTAGCGTTATTGATTTTTGTAAAAATCTCGTGTACGGTAGGAGCACCTGAACCCTCGTTACCAATACCTGATTGTATTTGTTGATTTGTTATAGCCATAATATCCTCATTGTTTAAAAGTCATTAATCTTATCTATCAATGTCTTCAGTTTTTTACCTATGAAGTAAGGTAACAGGAGCGACCTGTCTTTTACTTTATAGTTCTTATATGTATTTATAATGTTAGTTTCTATCGTTTTTGGTATTTGGGACAAGTCAATAAGTTTCTTGTTCCGATTGTAGTTCTTTTTTGTTTGTGATCCTAAAGGTATGTTATCTATATCAGACCATTCTTCTAGTTGTGCCTTCTTAATAGGTTTCTGTCTTTCACCTTTTTGAAATACATCATCATCACTTAATATATTAGGTACACCGTCTGATCTATCACCTTTGATTATTTGTTCTCTTAAAAATTTGATAGGATCCTCTTGTTCACCTATAAAACCTTTTAATAAAGGCGACCATTGATACACATTACCATAATGATGTAGTTGAATAAAGTCTTTG